TTTTTCACTGGCGTTTTTATTTCCTGAAAATGAATTTGACTTGAGAATTAGATATTCACCAGATACAAATAAAATAAAGTATCCTGAGATAATAACTGAATTTGAAAGACAAAAAGAATTTTATGAAGAATGGTGGTTTATTTTAAGCATGAATTTAATTGAAGATGTAGGTATTATTTATTTAATGAAGGAATAAAATGGGAAGGAATTACACTATATACAGTATCGACAAAAAAGAATTTATCGAGTTAGGGAAACAATTTCCAGACAGAGATGAAACAATAGAATCAATGGATTTATTAAAATCGTTAGCAAGATTTTTAGAGGAACATCAAAACGAGAGACTTATGTTTTTTACTCAAGATGGTATTTCAGATATTATTGAATATACATCTGATTTTTATAAAGATGAATTAAAAAAGTTAAATAATAATAACTATTTAACAGGACAAGCACTTTATGAAAAAGAGTATGAATATTTGTATGAAAATATCAAAGAATTAGGTTATACAGAGGGACAATAATTATAGAAGTAGGTATTATTTATTAAAGGAATGAAATGAAAGATAAAAAGTTATTCATGAAATTAAAAAAGGTTGTAGACAAAGCGAAACCAAATAATAATTTATCTGACAAAGAAATAATTGATATGATAATAATAGATTTAAAGTATTTATATAAATTAGAAAAAGGATTAACAAAATTTAAAAAGAAGTTTTTATAATTATGAGGTGAAAAATGGATAAAAGAATTAAACCGTTAACTATATCAAAAGGGACACACAAAGTAAAATTTCCAACAATGATTAAGAGCCTTGAAATGGAAATAGATATATTAGAGGAAGCTGTTGTTTTAACATACAAAGGAAAAAGAATAATGAGAATGGATGAAGAATTTTTATTAAGCATGTTGTGCTATTTAAAAACGTGGCAATTTGAAAACGAGGTGAAAAAATGACTGAAATTCCACATGAACAAATGAAAGAAGATAGACTATTGAAACGAACTGATAAAACGCAAAACTGGCTTAATCAAAGTGACAAAAAACGGCAAAAAAGATTAATCAGAAAAAGAAATAAAAAAAATGCAATAAGGCGAAGGGTTTATGGAAAATAAAATAAATATGAAGCATCCTATTATTGCCGATGCTATGGAATATACCGGATTAACAGAAGATGGTATTTATGATAAAATAGAAATCAGTCAAAAGGAATTGCATAAAAAATGGATTGAAAAAGACCCACAAACTTATTTTGAAATATTAAATTTTTATCAAAATTCCGAAATAGGATTTTATGATATTTTACAATATAATACTTGGAGCAACGCACAAAAACCTTTTATTGATATTACGAAATATGATATTAAAACAGTTTTAGAATTTGGCTGCGGTTGTGGTCAAACTGCTTTAATTTTAGCTGGACAAGGATTTGAAGTTGATATTGCCGATGTGAATAATTTAATGACAGGATTTACTTTTTTTAGATTAAAGAAAAACGGTTATAAATGTAATATAGTTCAACTCGATAAATATAAGCCATTAACAAAAAACTATGATATAATAACGACTGTGGATGTTTTAGAACACATTATAAATCCTTTTGAAATGATTATTCATTTTAGGGAACATTCTAAATATTGGTATTCGACGGCGTTAAAACCAATTAAAATGGCTCAACATTTATGCTTATGGGAAAACGATAAAATCATTGATATTGTAAAAGCTATTGGATGGCAGCCAGTTCAATTATCAAATGATGAAGGGAGGGGTTTTTTTAAATGATAATATCAGTAATTAATGGAGGATTAGGAAATCAGATGTTGCAATATGCAGCAGGGCGGACATTAGCTGACGAACTAAAAACGGATTTATATTTGGATTTGAACTGGTATAATAATATTGGCAATAATACCAAACGCAAATTTTTATTAAATGAATTGCAAACAAGATATAAAACTGATATTGATTTTAGTTATGGCAATTATTATGAAAGTAGTCCTTATTACAAAAAGATTGAAGTTTCAGGAAATGCGAGATTACATGGTTATTTCTTTTCTTATAAATATCATAATGAAAAAGTATATCAGGATTTTATTTCAAAGGATATTGACATATATCATAAATTGGATTATAAAAATACTGTTGCAATCCATTTTCGGCGTACTGATAAAATTAATTCAATAAAACATTATGCTTTAGATATTGAGTATTATCATAAAGCAATGGAGTTGGTAGAATCGAAAATAAAAAATCCAGTATATCTTGTTTTTGGAGACGACTTAGACTTGGTATCAAAAAGCCTAAAAAGTAAACATAAAATGTCTTTTATAAATCATAATGAAATTATAGATTTAACATTGCAATCGAAATGCGAACATAATATAATAGCAAATAGTTCTTTTTCATGGTGGGCTGCTTTGTTAAATAAAAATAAAGATAAAATCGTTATTGCACCTGAAATATTTTATAGAAATGAAAAAAATAATTATGACATTTACCCTAAAGAATGGAGTTTGATATAATGCCATTAAATACAGAAATATTAAAAAAATACAAAAAGAATATTAATGTATTTATTGAGACCGGAACGCTACATGGTGAAGGTATTGATTGTGCCTTAATATCAGGTTTTAAAAGCATATATAGTATTGAATTGTCTGGAAAATTATATAACAATTGTGTAAAAAAATATGGAAACAATGAGAATGTGAATTTGTATAAAGGAGATTCGGCTAAATATCTAATCAATATATTATTCATGATTAAAGAACCTGCTTTGTTTTGGTTGGATGCTCATTATTCCGGCGGTATGACTGTTGCGTCAGATAAAAAATGTCCGGTATTAGATGAACTTGAAGCAATCAAAAAACATTCGATTAAAACACATATTATTTTAATTGATGACGTGAGATTATTTGGAACGGAAGCGCATGATAATATTACGATATTAGATATAGTTTCAAAGTTAAAAGAAATAAATATTTATTATAAAATCGTATATGAAAAAGATATTTTAGTCGCATATTTAGGAGAATCAAATGAGTAGAATTATTGACGGGAGAGAATATTTTGCACAATTCTTACAAGATTATTTTTTAAATGAATTAGTTTTTAAGAATAAAAGGAACGGTACTTTTATTGAGTTTGGTGCTTATGACGGTATAAAATATAGCAATACAAATTTCTTTGAAAAAGAATTAAACTGGAGAGGTGTTTGTATTGAACCGGTTCCAAGTGAATATGCAAAATTAAATATAAATAGGAATTGCCATTGTTTATTCGGTGCGGTTATACCAGATTACAAACAAAATGTAAATCTTGTTTTAGCAGATGAAAATAATATATTCAATAGTTGTGTAGAAGGTAGTTCAGGGAATCTCAGATGCAAAAGCGGAAAAGTAATTGAAGTACCTGCATATAATATTAATACAGTTTTAGGAACTTTTGAATTATATGAATTAGATTATTTAAGTATTGATATTGAAGGGGACGAAATTGATATTGTAAAAAGTATCGATTTAAAGAAGTATGATATAAAAGTTATTACAGTTGAAAACAATGATAATAGCAAAGATATTTATGATTACTTGCTAAAAAATGGATACAGATATTTTAATAGGTTATTTATTGACGATTTATTTATAAGGATATGATATGAAAATAAGTGTTTTAATACCTGCATTCAACAGGGAAAAATATATTGAATATGCAATTAATAGCATTATAAACCAAACTTATAAAGATATTGAAATTGTTGTTTATGATGACGGTTCAAATGATAGCACTGCAAATATTGTCAGCCAGATGGCAAAACTTGACAATCGAATTACTTTAATAAAAGGTGAATTGAATAAGGGAGAATCATTTGCAAGAAATCAATTATTAAATTACTGCAAAACCGAAATAGCATGTTGGCAAGATAGTGACGATATATCATTACCTAATCGAATAGAAACACAAGCCAAAGAAATAGAATATTGCGATTATGTTTTTTGCGGATGGGCTTGGTATGATTTGAAAAAACCAGGAATATGGGCAAAGCGAAAAAGGGCGGTCAATCATTTAGCTTCGCCTACTTTAATGTTCAGAGTAAATAAAAAAATCAAGTTTAATAACAGTATGAAAATTAGCGGTACGGATTGGGATTATTTAAGCAGATTGAATATAGAAAAATTAATTGAGATAAGGGAAGTATTATATTTGCTACGTTCACATGATGATAGGATGGGAGTTTTAAAAACAAAGATAAGAAACAAATTCACTGAAAAAGAAATAAATAATATGTCTTATGCCCAATTAAGGGATGCGGTAAAATGAATATAAAAAATTATTTGATTACATGAAAAAAGCAAAACGATTCACAATTGAAGGTTTATTATGAAAGATAAAATATTTATCGTTGGTGGTGGTAATTCATTAAAGGATTTTGATTTTAACTTGTTAAAAAATGAAATTACAATTTGCATTAATCAAAGCATTTTCCATGTTCCTGAACCGAACTATTTTATTACTATGGATTACTCATGGATTCTATCTTTAAAGACAAAAGGTCAATATGAAGATTTTATAATGAGTAATGTAAATAAATTTTTTATTGCAAATCTAAGCCCGAATAGCGGATTAAGATATATAGATAATCAATTCATTTTTAAAAATAAGGATGTTTATGATTTATCTTCAATTGATGTAATAATAAAGAGTTCGTTTTCTAAGATATTTGGCAATTGGAATAGTTTTGCACACGGAAATAATTCAGGATTTTGCGCTTTGCAGTTAGCCTTGTGTTTGCGTTTTAAAGAGATTTATTTGTTAGGTGTAGACTTATGTACAAAAGATGGTAAAAGTCATTACCACGACGATTACAAGCAGGATATAAAACATTTTCACAATAAGTTGGAATTGTATTATGAGAATTTTAAATCATCTATCAATGATTACAAGGAAAACAAACCAAAAACTAAAATTATCAGTTGCTCAAAAATATCAAGATTAAATGAATTTATTATTTATAAAAATATTAACGAGGTGGTGCGGTGAAAAACATATTTATTTCAATGTTTACGAATGATTGTATTTATTTAACTGCAGTAAAAAAATTAATTGAAACTATGAATAAATTTAATATTGATTATAGGGTTTATGAAATACAAGATAGAGGTTCATGGAATGAAAACACGGATCAAAAAGCTGAAATAATATTACAAGCGATGGAAGATTATCCTGATAAAAATATTGTCTGGCTTGATGCGGATGCTGTTGTAATGGCTGAACCTATTTTGTTTAATATGTTGGATTGTGATATTGCTTATTATCGTTGTGAACGGCTGAAAGAATTACGCTCCGGCACTTTGTTTATTAAGAATACTTATGAAATGAAATTGCTCGTATTATCATGGATTAAATTAAATCAATCGAATAATATTTGGGAACAAAGGAATTTGAATTCTCTTTTGAAAAACAGGGATGTTAAAAAATCTGTTTTGCCGGTTGAATATTGCACGATTTATGATAATAAGCACGATTTAAAAAATAGTGGCAATCCTGTTATTGTTCATTATCAGGCATCAAGGCAAGCAAAAGCAATATCAAATAAATTAAATAATAAACCAATAAAGGAAATAATAATTCCGCCACAACCAAATAAATACAGAATTGAAGGGAACGTCAAAATAAAGGTAACTAACCAGAACAATCCTGTTCAGTCTGGTTCGGGTTACTCAAAGTCAATAAAATTAAGCAATGGAGAATCTTTAGAAAGTAATTTAAATAGGGGAGAATGAGATGAAAATAAAAGAATTAATAAAAAAATATGAAGATGAATTGTCTGATGACAACTTGGAATATTTAATAAAAGAAATGTATAACCTTGACAATACGAAAGTAAAAATAATAATTGAAATGCAGGAAATTATAAGAATGACTAAACTATTTTTATCTATCGCTATTAAAGATTTAAAAAAGATAGAAAATGAATAAAATATTCATAATTGGTGGCGGAACTTCATTAAACGGATTTGATTATTCAATTCTTAAAAATGAAGATACAATAACAGTGAACCGAAGTATTTTCGACGTGCCTAATCCCAACTATTGGATTACAATGGATTACAATAATTATTTGGTTAATCTAAGAGATGATAAACGGTACGAAAAGTTTATATTTAACACAGCACAGAAATATTTAATTGTAAAAAGAACAATACTAAAGAACTATTATGATGTTACTGATATTCAGCATATTATTTTTGCAAGCAATGAAAAGTATTTTGGTAATGATTATGAGAATTTTGCACACGGAAATAATTCAGGATTTTGCGCTTTGCAGTTAGCTATAATAAAGCGATATAAAGAGATTTATTTGTTAGGTGTAGACTTATGTACAAAAGATGGTAAAAGTCATTACCACGACGATTACAGCGCATTAAAAAGCAATTATGAAAGGTGGTTCAAAAACTTTTATCTATCCATAAGGGATTATCAGGGTGAAAGTAAAATATACAGTTGCTCAAAAATATCCAGACTGAATGATTTTATTGATTTTAAAAATATTAACGAGGTTTTGAATGAAAAGTAAAAAGGAATTAAACTGTAAAACCTGTTGGCATTTTAATAAAAATTACGTTTCAAACTGTGCTGTTTGTTCACATCCTTTTCAGGATTGTATCTATAATGATTTAAGATATTATAAGAAAATAATTAAACTTTAACTTTAAAAGGGCGACCTCTTTTTTTCTTGAGAGGTTGCTCTGTTATAACGGGTTTATAGTTGCCTTCAATTCTCCAAATATTATGCTTTTCAGTTAAAAAATGAGTATCAAAATATCGTTTAGCTTCGGCAATATCTTTTAAATTATATTGTGTGTCTATGCCTCGGTTTACAAATTCTACAGTTAATTCAAAATGAATATTATTTTCTGAATATCTTGTTTCAATTATTTCCGCACGTTTAATATATGGTTTTGGATTTGTTAAATAATGTCTAATCCGATTCATTTTAATTTCCTATGATAATTTTACAACTGCCAACGATTTTTTTATTCCCGATTTGATTTATATGAGGCTGAACTAATACATTATTTGTTTCACGTGAAACAAATTTATGAGTAATTACTGGAATAATGTTTTTATCAATTCCTTCAATATAACAATATTCCAAAGGCAACAATTTTGTTTTTAAATGATAATTTTTTATAACGGATTGAAAACTTTTTTTAATCCAGGTCGAAAGAAATAATTTCATTTTATGTGAATTTTTTACATACAAAGTATTTAATCTGATGTTGTTGCTATCTTGATAATACGCAAAATCACATGTAAAATTATCAAAGTATTCAAGTGTTTTGCTTAATGTTTTATTGATTGTACTTTGTTCATCCAAACAAATAACATTGCTATTAGGATAGTCTTTTAAAGCATCTAAAATACTTATTGGTTTATTGTCTGATTTTATTATTATGTTTTTCATGTTAATTTAGTGATAATTCAACATCCCATCCGTGAGTTGTATTGTATTTTGTCTTTTGTATAAATTGCCAGAAAGTGACAATATAAAATTGTTTGTGAATATGTGTATTTATTTCTGTAATCACATACATATTTAAAGACCATTTGCGAACTCTTTTAATATTCTTTGAAACTTTTATTGCATTACTTTTCAATTATTTCTTACTCGGGAATTGTGAACACCTACAATTAACATTATTTTCTGGTTTTGTACCGGCTGCCGGATGTGTTAAAAATTCATCGTCAACTTTATACATACCTGTTTTCATATTCTTTTTTTGACCATCTGCCTTCCTGTGTGCTGACCTTACTTTGCTATCCCGTTGCGTTAACCAACTCATTTTTAATCCAACTTGCTTCCAAGCTAACGTTTGACTTGAGCCTGTAGAATAAGTCGCTGAAGTTTGCGCTATCATAGCACTACGTGATTTTGTGTAAACATCATTGAATCGTGAATCAATACGGGTTTCAATTTCTTTTAATAAATTGGCTTTTGACATTAAAGGATTATCTTCAACAACCTGTTTAATTAATTTTCCGGTTTCTTCTGCTGTTGTATTAGCCGATATTTTTATTTTATCTGTAGAATCTTTAACTAATCGTTTTAATTCTTTTATAAAATCAGAATCGGATTTCAAGTCCTTCAATCCGTAATCAACAGGATTCTCTCCAACTTCAATTAATGATTCTTTTAAAACAGCAATAATCAATTGAGTTGTTGGTTCGCTTGTATTCTCTACGAATATATTTTCCCATTTAGTAACTATCGAATTATATTTTGTTTCGTTTGGTTTATCTGATTTAAATAAATTATAAAAATTATCAAGATTAATTGTTTTGTGAATTTCTTCATAAGAATCAACAACAGAAGATTCTAAATTCTTTTCATATTTACGTGCAATTTTATCGAATTTATGCCAGAATAATAATTTAAAACTTTCCGGTATATCTTCAAAATCCATATCTAAAAAGTCAATTGCTTTTATATTATCAATTTTCTTAAATGCTTTTTCCGCATCTTCTTCTGGTTCTTCTATTATTTCAGGCTCTTCTTCTGGTTCTGGTTCAGAAGGTTCTTGTGTTATTTTTTCAATTGTTGTAATATTTGAAGGCAATAAATAAATATCGCCATCCGGGATTGCTTCTAATCCTACTTCTAATCGAATTTCATCTCTATTTAAAATACCTTTTTCAATTAGTTTCATTCGACGTTCAAATATAGTATTAGGATCGGTATAAGTTAACGGTTCGTGATTAAATTTTACACGAGTATCCCATTGGCGAAAATGTTCAGTTAATACGCTTTCAAAATCAGTTAATAGAGGGTCAATTGTGTTTTTATAAAATTGCTGTTCTAATACTTCCATTGTTGCACGGGCGTTAAAATTAGACGTAATTAATGCAGGAGCGATACCCCATATATTACCAAGCCTAACAATTATTGTATCGTCGATTTGAGGCAATGTTCCAAAACTTGAATTTTTATCTGAACCGGTCAAAGGAGCTACCGAAGCACCACCATCTACAGCTGCAACAACAGGATACTCCTTGACTTTATCCTCCCACATAGCTTTCCATTTTTCCAGTTCTTCGGTTGTCTTTTTTTCTTGGAAACTTACGATAAAAGGTGACACAGCACTTCTTAAAAAATACTCATGAACATATTCAATTAATTCCTTATCCGCCCCTATAGAGGCAACCGAGGCATTTAATAACATTGGAGTTCCTGAAATGAAGTTACTGTTCCAATCCGATAAATCCGGCTGCATTGTTTTAAAGTGTGCTATTTCTTTTGCATCTATTTGATATTTAGTTGCTGAATGTCTAACTAAATATGAAGTAACAATTCCACTTGTTACCATTGGTTTTACTTTATTTGCAGGTAACACATAAGCACGATTTGGAAAGCCTTTTAAAACAGGTGTGTATAAATAAGCATTGCCAAAATAATCTAACCATTGCTGTAATAATGCTTTTGTCCACCACCAATTATAAAATCCGTTAGGTTTGTTATTCATTAATTGACTTAACCAATTATTTTTGTCGGCTGGTATTTCATTATTTCCTGATTCTAAAAATAAAGTTGATTTTTGCTTTGATTCATTTGCTAATATATTTGCACGTTTCCAAATAATTGAAAACGTCAAATTTGCAAAAGCATCTTCAATCGTTACCGCTGTTTTGTAAGAATAATTACTAAAGAAATTACTGAATACATCTTTTTCATAAATTACCGGCGGAACTTTTGTAGCTTTTTTTTCAAACAATATAAAATTTCCTATTTTCATCATAAACCTTTATTTTTATTTAAAATGTTACCATATGTATTTGACCAATATTCAATATTTCTATTAAATATTCAACAGCATAAGAGATACAATCCACTTGATCGTCATGTTTGCCGTTTGGGAATTGTGTTAATTCAGTTTCAAATTCGTATAACCAATCTTGATTAATTTTTAGATATACTTTTCCTGATTCAAATTTTGCGCTTGCCGGTATAGCACGTGCAACCTTATCGCCTTTAGGAGTTAATGCCTTAACTGGCAGTCCTTCCCGTTCTGCCTGTTGAATCAAAGATAATTGATATTGTACTTTTTCAATACCTATAATATCAGGATTAAATCGAGCGTTATTTTGTTTTAATAAATCTAAATGGTCAGCTCCTGAAATCCGTCCTCTTATAACTTCATCTATTAATAAATCATTCTCATTAGTTACCATACAATTCATTAATACTGTATAATCGGCAGTTTCTTTTAAACTAATCGCCAAATCCATAACTGAAAATTTAAATTTAATACCGTCCAAATTAAGATGCTTTTCAACTTCATGCGATGTGTTATATAAATTAATTGCACCGTTTAAATCATAATATTTAAAATGTTTTCGTTTGAATAAATGACCACCAGGGACTGATGGATTTTGTTGGTATAATGCAGAAAACATCAAAGAACCTCTATTTTTTTTCTTTTCTTCAAGTTCCTGAATTGACACCTTAACTTCCCATAATGCCTGCCCTATTTCCCTCGGATCGTCTTTATGTTTATCTTCATCACATATAGCAGGTAACCGTAATACAGTCCAATTATTAGGTTCTCGTTTTAATAATTTACCTGATAAATCTTCTTCATGCCATCGGGTTTGTATTATTAATTGTCTAAATAAATGAGCATTTACTATTGACTTACGAGTTTCCAAATCCGATTCATAAGCATCCCAAATACCCTCACGAATTACTTCGGAATTTGCTTCTTTTTCATTTTTATAAGGATCGTCGATTAATAATGTTTCCGCTGTTTCACCTGCTGAACCGGCACTAAATGAAGTGCTTAAATAACTTCCCTGATGTCCTATAATTTCAAAATTATTTGCGGTTAATATAGCATTTTCAAAAACACTATGAACTACATGTCTTTCATTTAATGTTGTTAATGGAAATAATTCTTTATAACTATCTCGTTTCATTATCCTTGATATTTGCCGACCTTCTTTTTTTGCTTTCCTATCTGTATGGGTAAAACTTACTATTTTTTCGTTAGGATTATGTCCCAAAATATAAGGTACTAATCTTCTTAATGCTAATTCTGTTTTCCCGTGCTGAGGAGGTTGCCATATCATTAAATTCTTAATTTTTCTATTTAGAAATAAATCTAAATATTTGCAGGTCAACTGATGATGCCAGTTAACCTCGTAATCATGCTTTGTATATAATGTAAAATCTAATAAACTTTGACGGGCTTTTATAATATCCAAAGCATCAGGGATATTGCCTTGCTCTATTTCCATTCTTAACCGCGTAGCTTTTGCCTTACGCTGATTCAATATCTTTTGGTAATTCTCCATGTATCTCTATATATTTCAATTGTTCTAATGTTAAATTTGTCCAGTCTATTACAGTATGTTCAATACGCTCTTTATAACCTCGCTTATGTCCTTTCGTGCTTAAATAATATTTTGTGGCTGATGAACTTACCTGCTCATTGTCTTTATTTCGTATATGTTCCATTAATCTATTTTCTACTTCATCAATTACTTTTTCATTAATATCGTCACATGCAGTCGCAAATAATTTATTTCGATTATACCAATTGTAATATGTTACCGCGGACATACCAAATTTTTTACAGCTTAAATAAACTAATCCATTGTTCTTTTCAAAGATAACTAAAAACCTTTTTTGAGCAGAATCTATAACAGAATCATTCAATGATTTCCTTCCTGCATTCTTTAAATTTTTGGTTTCTTTTTTCATTTAAATAGCTTTAATTATATTAATACTTACTCAAAACAAATATAATACAAAAAAAATAAAAAAAAAATATTGTTGTTGTGGTTACAGAAATTCCTATCAAAAAACCATACATTTGAAAAACTGAAATGTCACTTTTTTTTAGAGATTATTAAAATTGTGTCATATTAACGAAAGTTAATCTTATTGTAATAAAGAGAAAAAACAGAAAAAAGTTTATGTAAGAAAATAACAACAGAAACCTACTTATTGTAATTTTTATTTACAACGTGTAAGCATAAACATAGTTTATGTATGCATAAACTCAAAAATCTTGTTAGTTTCTGTATGATTTATTTTACAATAACATAGTTTATGTAAATTTTATTTACATCATGTAAAACAATTATTACAATAAGTGAGTTAATGTAAATTATAAACTACAGAAACCTACTTATTGTGTAAAATAAATTACAGTAACATAGTTTATGTATGATTTTTTATAGTTTATGTAAGCATAAACATAGTTTATGTATACATTTTCCCCACAATTAAATTAAATATAACTAAATTCTTCTTTCTTATTGAATAGTAATTAAAGAATATAGGATTCGGCAAAACAAGGCTATATCTAACTAAAAAAAATAAAATTTGTTTTTTAACAAAAAAAGTATTTAGTTTATTTAAGCAAAAAGATATATAAAGAGGAAAAAAATGGAAGTCAAATTTAACGGATCATTGATAAAACAAGCAACTGAAAATGATTTTAATTTCAAGTTTATTTTGAGTTCAGATTCTATTGACCGAGATTTTGAACAAGTGAAAGTTCAAGGCATTGATACTAAAAATTTCCTGAAAAATCCTAAGATGTATTTCATGCACCGTACAGACCAAATGCCAATTGGTTTATGGAAATTAGTAAAAAGAGAAAAGAGAACCGAGGGATATGTGCTTGCTGGAGTAACAAGTTTTAATCACGAAGACGAAGAAGCTGATAGGGTTTCAAGATTTGTTAAGTTGGGTTATTTGAACATGGCAAGCATTGGATTTATTACTTTGAATAGTGAATTTGTTGACCCACCACCTGAATATGAAGAAGTAATTAAACGCTATACTTACGATGGTAAAATGAGAATTATAAAGCGTGCTGAATTGTTGGAGGCATCTATTGTTGGCATAGGAAGCAATCCTGATGCTTTAATGGAAAAACATTCTAAGGGACTATTGCAAAATATAAATAATTTGGATATGACATGGTTAAAGGAAAAATTGTTTGATCCACGCAGAGCTTATTTTTTAATGAATAATAAATCAATTCAGAATGACCAGTTGAAACTATTTGAGAATAGGGAAGAAAACGATTATACTATTACAAGCAAAATAAAAGATCAACCAAAAAATGAAATCACTATAACACCAGAATATATTGAAAAATTATTAATTGATAGTATTAATAAAATATTTGATGATGACATTGACGAAAAAGCAGGAGCTGTATTAAACAAAAAGAACAAAGGGTTATTGCAATCAGAAGAAAACAACATTGAAGTAATTCAAGAAACACCAAAAATATTAAGTCCAAAAGAAATTTATGAAATGTTAAATTAAAATATTTTTTACTTATCAGGAGAAAATAATGGAGTTCAAAAAAGACAAAGATGGAAACCTTATATTAGATGAAAAAGGCAATCCAATTCCTATTGAAAACAAGGAAAGCGATAAGGTTACAATGGACAAAAAAGATGTCCAGGAAATGACAGATAAAAAGGCAGATGAAAAAGCTGCAAAAACAGTTGAGCAACTTATTGAACATCTTGAAAAGCAATCTGAAAAGATTGATGCTTTTTTAGCACGTCCTCAAGAAAAACAAGAACCCGTTCCGCCTGTAATTGCTGATGGTATGATACAATCTAACATTCATGTTAAAGACATTAAACACAGGGTTGGTTTGACATGCATGATTATCGGTCAAAAAGGATTAGCCAATCCTAAAGACACAAATCCATTAAGCGATGGTTTAAAAGAATTAGGTATTGATGAAAAATCATTCTTATCAGAAAATTCAATAAAAACATTAAATGCCAGTTTGTATACCGATGGCGGTGTTTTTGTTAGGGAGTTTTGGCAGGATATAATTATACCTAAATTAGAATCGAAGGTAATTGTTAGAAATGCCGGCGCACCTGTAATTGATATTTCAAAAGGAACGCAAAAAATAGCGAAAGAATTAACGGGTGCTGATTTTTATTGGGTTGGAGAAGATACCGCGATAACACAATCAAGTCCGACTTATGGTTCAATTGAATTAGCTGAACATGAGGGCGGTGTTAAAATTCCAATTACTAACAAACTACTTCAAACGGGCGGTGTAACATTACCTAAGTTTATTGAAGACCAAATGATGAGAGCATTAGTTCGTGGTGAAGACTTAGGATTTTTATTGGGAACTGGCTCAGTATACCAACCATTGGGTATCGGTTTGCAAATTGGAACTGCTAATGATGTAGCAATGACCGGCGGTGGTTCAACAACTGCCGCAACCCGGCAAACTGATTTAATTGGATTAGAAACAGAATTGATTGAACAAAATGTTGATATGGATACCTGTGTTTGGATGATGAATCCTAAAGTAAGGCAGAATCTTAAAAACCAAGTAAATTCTAATAGTAATCCGATGCCTTATGCCAGGGAGATAATGTCTGATAATTCAATATTCGGTTATCCGATTTTTACAACAACTCAAATACCTTTCGTAACAACTTGCAATGTTTATTTATTTGCAATGAATTATGTAATAATTGGTCAAGGACAAAAACCGACAATTGAATTTATTAAAAATGGAAGTTATCTTGATTCAGCCGGAGCAACAGTTTCCGGTCAGAACACGAGAACATCTGTATTTGATGTGATTGAAGGTGTTGATATTAAAATGACCCAGACCTTAGCAGGTGGACGTATTACAGGCGTTACATGGGGAGCGTAATCATAAATTGAAATTTAATTTTATAAACATATAAAGGAATAATAAAATGCCAGCAGCACCTTTTTTAAATAATATTGGAGCTTATCTTGATCCAGAAGCAGCTTGTGCAAAACATTTAATTGAAGCAGGGACGGGAACTGATAATTCCAAGAAAACCGGAGCAACAATAGACAGGCAAGGTTACTATAGTTTGACATTAGCCATAATTTGGATTGCAAATTTAGCAGCTTCAAAGACAATTTCTTTTGCAATTGAATATCAGGAATCAGCAGATGGTTCTGATTGGGAGACGGCGGTAGCAATTCAAGCATCAACAGTTGCGGGTACGGGAGTTAGTGGAGGCTCTACAGGTCTAACAGGCTTAGTAGAAACTGACATAAACTTAAATGCGAGAATGAGGTATATTAAATTTAATATCACTTGTGATTTATCTAATACAGGAACTGACACGGCGGCATTTACAAGTGCTGCTATATTAGGCGGAGCTATTGACAAACCAGCATAATTGTTAAGAATGTAAAAAATGTAGGGTAATGTTTTTTCTTTTTGGCATTACCCTATTTTTAAAACCAATAAAGAAAAATAAAATGTCATCATTACCGGCAATAGCTCAAGATTCAACATTGTTGACAAACTTTGATAAAACATTTGTATTTAGAGTAACTGGAGATATTTCAAGTTATAATTTTTTTGCAGATGTTACAATTGGAGATGATGTTTCTTTATTTGGAATGTCAATTTCACTTTCATATTCTGCCGAAACTAATAAAACAACGATTACATGCTTGATAACGAAAGAGCAAATTGCAGCTAATTTAACTATTGGAGAAACATACTTTTCATATTTAAAATTAGTCGATTCTATCGATACGCCTTGGATAAAATTTGTTATGCCTTTGGAAGTTGGATATACAACGACGGTGGCATAATGGGAACAAACGTAACCGAAGTAACCACAACATTCGTAATTGAACAAATTACTACTGAAGCTGTTGTTTTGTATCAAGGATTTATGATTACCAATACTTTTGATGGATTAATAGGAACTGAAATTCATGAAGCAACAGAAAAGAACCCTCCCATTAATGCTGACGAAATGGGTTTTTCAGATTCAGAAGATAGTTGGACATTAAAGAAA